TTACGGATACGGTGCAATTGCAACGAAAATCGGTGCAGGCGCATTCGGTATCAACAAGACCTGATAACTAACCCCCACTAATCATGCGGCGGGTTCTCCCGATCTCGCCGCAGCCGATCGAAAGGAACGCTCATGCCTAGTATTGTCACCGCCAGTCAATTGCGAACAGTGCTAGGCGTGAGCGTCTCTTTATACAGTGACAGTTATTTGGACGAAATAATCAACACCAGCGAAGCCGTTATTTTGCCCATGTTGGTTGCAAACACTTCAGCCGTTAACGCGTACAAATTAGAATCAAACACTGCCTTTTTTTACACCGCACGCGAACACCATTTTGTTGCTGGTCAGTCAGTCATTGTTGCTGGTTTGCCTGCGCCATTTACTGCAACACACACCGTTGTTACCGTCACGCCTTATTCATTCACCGCTGCATTGACTTCATCAAATGTCACATTGCGCGACATAATCCCGACGGGCACTGCAACACTTTCAGGCTATTCAGCAGCTGATCTATACGCAAACACCCCAGCAATTGAATCTGCAATTCTTGCGGTTTCAGTTGAAGTATTCCAGTCACGAGTTGCAGCAGGCGGTCAGATTGAAGGAATCGATTTTGCTTCGACCCCCTATCGTATGGGGAGAAGTTTGACGAATCGCGTCAGTACCCTCTTAATGCCTTACCTGGACGTTGAAACGGTCGTTCAATAAGTGCCAGCCAACGCCGTATCCGAAACCCGTGCAGCATTAGCAAACGCCTTCAGCGCGCTATCTGCAAACATTTATCCCAGCGTGCCCGAAGCACCAATTCCACCTGCAATCGTGGTCGTACCCGATTCGCCTTACATGGAAGTTGTGCTGATCGGTAAAGCAAAAACACAGGTCAAACTCAATTTTGCAATTACTGCAATCGTTGCTTCAAATAGCAATGCAGGTTCACTTGATAACCTGGAAAAACTCATCATAGGAATTCTTGCGGCAATGCCCGCAGGATACGTTGTTGGCGTTGTTGAAAAGCCGACAGTGTTGGAAGTAGGACAAAGTCCAATGCTGGTGGCAGACATAAACGTTTCGACGTACTACACACAAACAACATAGGGGACAAAATGCCAACGACAATCATAACTGGTCGCGATTTAGTCGTGACCATTGCAACCGTTAACTACGACGCGCAGGCGACCAGCGCAACACTTGCGAATTCACCAACCGTCGAGACTTACCAGACACTAGACGGCAAGGCTTACAAGCACATTGACGACCAGTGGACATTTGACGTTTCAATGCTTGCTGACTGGGGCGCGTCAGGTTCATTGTGCGAGGCATTGTGGACTGCATGCGAGACTGCACCAAACACAACATTGGCGGTTTCATTGACTGCCGTGACTGGTGCAGTGTTTGCATTCAACGTCATGCCAGTATTTCCAGCAGTCGGCGGGTCAGCACCTGACGCGCAGACCGTTGATCTATCATTCATAGTGGTGGGAACACCTACTGAAACATTCAGTTAAAAACTAACAATCGGGAGACAAAATGAAACTACCAATCACAATTGAATACAATAACGGCGACCAAATCACCTACACGGCGGCACCGCCTGAATGGGTGAAGTGGGAAAAGCAAACGGGTCACACCATTGCCCAGGCGCAGGAAAAGATCGGAATTTCCGATCTGGTATTCCTTGCCTATCACGCCATGAAGCGAGAAGCAGCTGGTAAGCCAGTCAAGCCAATCGAAGCATGGACGGAAACCATTTCCGAAGTGATCGTCGGTGAAGCAAACCCAAAAGTTACCCAGTCGGAAGCCTAAGTCGAATCGTTTGGGAGATAGCCCTGGCAACGGGGCTATCACCAAATGAGTTTGAAAGTGCCGAAGACATTTTGACGATTATCGAAATTCTAGAAAGGCGAGCAAATGGCGACTGACGCAATTAGTTATGACAAAGCCGAATTGCGTGCCATTCTGCGATCGTTCAAAGCAATGGACGAAGAAGCAACGCAACAAGCAAAACAAGCCACCAGCGAACTTGCCGAATACGTTCGCGGCAAAATCATTGCAACGGCTAATCAATCCACCAACCGCGTTGCGCCAAAAATTGCCCAGGGTTCAAAGGTTTCAAAGTCATCAAAAATTGGTGAGATTTCATTTGGTTTTGCTGCACAAAAATTAAGCGGCGGGGGTACAACTCAACAGGTTTGGGGCGGTTATGAATTTGGTTCAAATCGCTATAAGCAATTTCCAGTGTGGTCAGGGCGCGAGGGTCGCGGGTCACGCGGCTGGTTTATCTATCCGACACTACGAAGCGCACAACCTGAGATCATCAAAAAATGGGAAGAATCATTTTCAAAAATAGTTAGGAAGTACGACTGATGGCTGGTAGTCGCACCCTTAAACTTTCCATTCTTGGAGACGTTGACAACCTTAACAAATCGCTGAAGACCGCTTCAGGCGACGTTGATTCATTTGGTGACAAGGTTGGCAAGGCAGGCGTTGCAATCGGTAAAGCCTTCGCCGCAGCTGCTGCCGCCGCTGGTGCTGCTGCAATTGCAATTGGTATCGAAGGCGTAAAGGCTGCAATAGCCGACGAAAAAGCGCAGACACAATTGGCACTTGCGTTGGAAAATGCAACGGGTGCAACACAGGCACAAATCAAGGCAACTGAAGATTCAATTCTTCAAATGTCACTTGCAACAGGTGTGGCTGACGACGAACTACGCCCGGCACTTGGTCGACTAGTTAGATCGACGGGCGACATTACAAAGGCGCAAGATTTACTTTCAACCGCCTTGGACATCAGCGCGGCAACGGGCAAGCCAGTCGAAGCAATTGCAAATTCACTTGCCAAGGCTTATGACGGCAACACCGCTGCCCTGGGTAAATTAGGCGTTGGGTTATCTACTGCCGAATTGAAAACAATGTCATTTGAGCAGGTTCAGGGTCGTTTGACTGAATTGTTTGGTGGCGCAGCAGCAAGAAATGCTGACACATACGCGGGACAGATCGCACGCGTTCAGGTTGCCTTCGACGAAGCGAAAGAGACATTGGGCACGGCATTGTTGCCAATCCTGGACAAACTATTGAAATTCATCAATGAAAACGCATTGCCAGCAATCCAGGCATTTTCAGCAGCGTTCAGCCTGACCGAAGGCGACGGGTTTGGCAAGGTAATCACCGACGTTGGCATGACCTTGAAAAAAACATTTACGCCAATCATTGAAGGCGTGAAGTCGGTATTCGATAGCGTCAAGACCGCCGTCATGAATAGCAAGGACGAATTCAAAGCATTTTGGGACGTGGTCAAATTCATTGCGCCGTTGGTTGGCAAGGCAATTGGCGATTCATTGAAGGTTGTTGGCGACATTGCCGAATTGGTTATCACGATCATTGCCAAAGTTTTGGGTGCGATCAAACCGTTGTTGAACACTGCCATTGACGGAATTAACTTAATCATCAAGGGATACAACGCGGTGCAGTGGGGCAAGGACGTTCCACTCATTCCAAAAATTGGTGGCGGTTCGGGTTCGACGGCGACGGGCGCATTGGGTAATTTCTCCATGTCAACGGGTACAGTTTCAACGCCTAGCGTTTCGGCAGTTACAACAACGGCGGGAACAACTACAACAGGCGGTGGCACAACATCAAGCGGAATTGCAACTGCTGCAAGAGTTGCTGCGTCAGCTGCAAGCAGTGTCGTTTCAAGCAATTTCAACCCTGGTTCATTTCGTATGGCTGAAGCCGCTTCAATGGGCACAACGATCAACTTGACCGTAACGGGTGCATTCGACAAGGAAGGCACTGCCCGCACAATTGTTGAAACCTTGAACGATTCGTATTACAGGGGCACGGGTGGTGCAGGAAGCCTTCAAATAGCATGACGCAATGGTCACCCGTTTGGAAGGTTGAAATCGACGGGGTTGAATACACCGACGCGGTTTTGGCAAACCTGACCATTCAAAGCGGTCGGACAAACATCTACGAGCAGGCGCAGGCTGGCTATACCAACATTCAATTGATCGACGTGAACCAGGTTGCAATCCCTGTCAACATCAATTCAAGCATTTCGATTCAGGTCAAAAACACGTCAAACACATTTGTGCCAATTTTCGGCGGTAACGTCGTGGACATTGGTTTGGAAGTGCGTGACGTAGGTTCGACCATGTTCACGCAGACTTACAACATCACGGCATTGGGCGCGCTGGCGCGTTTGCCAAAAGCCTTGACAAATGGCGTACTTTCAAAGGCGTTCGACGGCACACAGATTTACACAATTCTTTCAGCCTTATTGCTTAACACTTGGGCAGATACGCCTGGGGCAATTACTTGGGCAACTTTCAATCCGACGACAACCTGGGCAAATGCTGGTAATACTGGTTTGGGCGAAATAGATCGTCCAGGCGATTACGAATTAGCAGCGCGTTCAAGCAATCGCACCGACGTTTATTCATTGGTTTCAGCACTGGCGACTTCAGGGCTGGGGTACATTTACGAGGACGCACAAGGGCGCATTTCCTATGCTGACGCGACCCACCGCAGCCAATACCTTTCAAATAACGGTTATGTTCAAGTAACCGCTAACCAAGCACGCGCGGCAGGTTTGCGTATTGCAACCCGCGCAGGCGACGTTCGAAACAATTTGACAATCAAATACGGTGCAACCAGCAGCGCAGAAAAATCTGCCAGCGACGCAACTTCAATTTTGAATTACGGCACACTTTCCCAAATCATTACGACGACACTTCACAACGCAGCTGACGCGGAAGATCAGGCAGACTTTTACCTAGCACTGAGAAAAGACCCCCAAGCAATTTTTCAAGAAATTACCTATGACCTGACAAATCCTGAAGTGGACAATTCTGACCGTGACAATCTGATCAGTGTTTTCATGGGTTTGCCATTATCAATCAGCGACCTACCGTCAAACATGGGGTCGATCTTCCAGGGCTTCGTCGAGGGCTGGACATTCCGCGCGGGTTATAACACCCTTTCGGTTTCGCTTAATCTTTCGCCCGTTGCTTATTCCTTGCAGGCATTGCAATGGAACGAAATTTCCAACACATTTACCTGGTCGGGCGTGTCGCCAACACTTGACTGGGCGCGTGCAACAATTATCACTTAACGAAGGAGAGACAAATTACAAATCCCACAACCCCCTTTTCGTGGCAAATGCCGACGGCGAGTGACCTTGTAACGGACTTGCCCGCAGATTTCGAAACATTTGGTCAAGCCGTTGCCACTTCAATGGCTGACTTGCTTGGTGGCACAACTGGACAGATTCTTGCGAAAAATTCAAACACTGACATGGATTTCGTTTGGATAGCCAACGATCAAGGCGACATTACTGGAATCACGGCTTCATCACCGTTGACAGGCGGTGGCACTAGCGGTGCAATCACAGTTGGAATTCAAGACGGAACAACTAGCCAAAAAGGCGCGGTGCAATTAGAGAATTCAACATCAAGCACATCAACAACAACGGCGGCAGTGCCTGCGTCAGTTAAATCAGCCTATGATCTTGCCGCAGCCGCAACACCAAAATTAGTCACATTTCAAGCACAAACTGGAACGACTTACACATTGGTTTTATCTGACGCAGACAAATTAGTCACGACTTCAAATGCGTCTGCAATCACAGTGACAATTCCACCGTCAGTTTTTTCAACTGGTCAACAGATTAACGTTCAAAGCATTGGCGTAGGTTTAACATCTTTTGCAGCTGGTGCGGGTGTGACAATCACATCAACTGGCGCAACCGCTGCTGCACCAGTGCTTCGTTCACGTTATTCTGCTTGCACAATTATTTGCACGGGTTCAAACACATTTACCGTGATCGGTGATTTAAGTTAATGACACCAATTTTAGGAATTGTCGCTTCTAGCCGCTTGGGCAAACCAGTCGTAACAGGTGGCACGCTTTACACATCAGGTGCTTACAATTACCGCGTTTTTACTTCTAGTGGAACGCTGGGAATTTCAGGCGCTTCATTAACCGCAGACGTTCTTGTGATCTCGGGTGGCGCGGGTGGTGGTTGTGACATTGGTGGTGGTGGCGGTGCAGGTGGCGTTTTGGGATTTAGTGCGCAGACACTAACCGTTGGAAATAAAACAATTACAGTCGGTGCGGGTGGCGCACAACAAACAACCGCGGGTGGACAAGGCAATGACGGAAATGCGTCTGAACTTGTGGGGCTTACATCACCAACAAAAGGCGGTGGTGGCGGTGGTTACAACGTTTCGCCTGGTACGGGTCGCAATGGTGGTTCAGGTGGCGGTTCAACGTTTTATTTAGGCAGTGCAAATTTTGGCGGCACTGGTGTTTCGGGACAAGGTTTTGACGGTGGTCGTGCTTTACAAAATGCCACATCAAACACGGGCGGTGGCGGTGGTGGTGCAGGTGCGGTTGGCACAAACGGAACTGCTGCAAACGGTGTTGCTGGTGGTATTGGTACGGATAACGTAACAAATTGGGGAAGCCTGACGACATTGTTTTCAGTCACGGGATTAGGTTCAGGCGGATACATTGCAGGCGGTGGCGGTTCTAGCGGTAATTCAGGTGGCGCAGGTGGCGCGGGTGGTGGTGGCGCGGGTGGGCCATTTGGCGGAAGCGCACCAGCCAGCGCAGGTTCAGCAGCAACGGCAAACACAGGTTCAGGTGGTGGTGCTGGTGGTAACTATGGTGGATACGGTGGCGCTGGTGGTTCAGGCGTTGTTGTCGTGAGGTATGCAGTATGAGCCATTGGGCAGAATTAGACGAAAACAACATTGTTATTCGCGTACTTGTTGGGGATAACAACGAACCCGACGAAGGCGAAGCATTTATGAATTCACTTGGCGGGACGTGGGTGAAAACTTCATACAACAACAACATTCGAAAGAATTTTGCTGGGGTTGGAATGTCTTATGATCAGCAACGCGACGCGTTTATTCCGATCAAATGCCATGACGAAGCAACCTTAAATGAAACAACTGCGCAATGGAATTGCGAGAATGGGGCGCACAATGTCACTTTATCCTGACGGTACAAATGCACGGTTTATTGAAGTTGCAGCAGCTGAAGTCGGGACAATTGAAGAAGGCGACAACCTGACAAAGTACGGCAAATTTACAAAAGCAGACGGTTTGCCCTGGTGTGGCAGTTTTGTCAATTGGTGTGCAGCGCAGTCAGGGGTCAAGATTCATTCGGTTGTCAGCACTGCAATCGGTGCGCATAAATTCAAAGAGATTCAGCGCTGGTCAGGCATGCCCCAATTGGGCTACCTGGCTTTCATGGACTTTCCACATGACGGCGTTGACCGCATTTCACACATTGGAATTGTTGTTGGACTGATCGACACCAAAACATGTTTGACGATTGAAGGCAACACCAGCGGGACGGGCGACCAACGGAATGGCGGCATGGTCATGGTGAAGGTTCGGTCATACGGTGAAGGCAAGGAAATCGTCGGTTTCGGTATTCCAAAGTTCGTGCCGTATAAGGGAGAATTTCCAAAAGTTGAAATGCCAAAGTCGGCAGCGAAGCCAACAAAGGAGAAAAAATGGAACAAGCCAAAGCCCTAGCAGCGTCATGGGCGCGCTCATTCATGGCGGCAGCACTTGCCCTATACATGGCGGGCGTGACAGACCCTAAGACCCTTGCAATGGCAGGTGCAGCAGCAGTCGCACCAGTCATTTTGCGCTGGTTAAATCCAAACGACAAAGCCTTCGGTTCTACGGGGAAGTGAACCGCAGATTCGCAGCGGCATGGTTGGCTTGGGCACTTGCGCTAACCATGTCCGCTTGCGGGTATCAGGGGTGGAC